GAGGAGAAGCATCCTCAATTAACTCCTCCAAAAGTTTCAACTGATCCAGAGGCTATTAGGAACGCTAGACCAGACAATGATGATGATTTTACTGTTTTTGTTGTTTATACTAATGTAGGTTTAGGTTTAATTGGAACTAAAATAGAAACTTTTGAAGCTACTGCAAGTTTAGGTAGCGTAACAGTGAGTATTACATAATGAGTTATACATATACAACATTAAGAAATGCTATAAAAGATTACACTGAAAATTCAGAACCCACTTTTGTAAATCATATTCCAGAATACATTAAGTCAGCAGAAGAAAGAATGCTAAAGTCTGTGGATTTAGAAGTTTTTCGTAAAAATGTTACAGGAACAACAACGTCTTCAAATCAATTTTTAGCAGTTCCTGATGATTATTTAGCTTCCTTTAGTTTGTCAATTACAAACTCTGGCTCAAAAGTATTTTTATTGCAAAAAGATGTTAATTATCTACAACAATTTAATCCAAATCCTAGTACAACAGGAACTCCAAAGTATTACGCTATTTTTGATTTTAATAATTTTCTTTTAGCTCCTACTCCTGATGCTTCATATTCAGCAGAGCTACATTACTATTATAGACCTGCAAGTCTAACAGCAAGTGTAACAGAACTTGTAGTAAGTAGTGTGTCTGGTACTTTTACAACTTCAGACGTTTTAACGGGTGGAACTAGTGGAGCTATTTCACAGCTTAATACTATCCAGACTTCTACTAAATTTGATGTCGTTATACCGCCTATAGATTTTACTGTTGGTGAAACACTAACTGGAAGTTCAAGTGGAGCTACAGGAGTCGTTGTTTCTACGACTGTGGATTCAGCTCAAACATGGTTAAGTGAGAATGCTCCCAATGCTATGTTGTATGGATCTTTATTAGAAGCCTACACTTTTATGAAGGGTGAGGCAGATGTTATGAAACTTTATAATGATAGATTTTTAGAGTCTCTATCAAGGTTAAAAGATTACGCAGAAGCAAGAGAAAACTCAGATGCTTATCGTAGAGGATTACCACAAAGAGCAAGAACATGAACGTAGCTATAGTAGGACTTGGATCAAGCTATTCAGATTTTATTGCAGCTCGTGTTGCATCTAAGAAATTTGATGAAATTTGGGGTATAAACTGTATTGGTGGTATTATTCATGTTGATAAAACATTTATGTTAGATCCTGTGTCAAGATTTTTAGATACAGAAAATGCTGGATCGCAAACTGATATAGCTAGAGACTTTTTAAAAAAAAATAAAAACCCAATAATTACATGTGAATTAGATAAAAGAGTTAAGAACTTAGAGCTTTATCCATTAGAAGAAATTGCTAAAGATTTAGGAATTTGTTATTTTAACAATACAGTTGCCTATGCTATGGCTTATGCAATATGGAAAAAGGCTGAAAAAATATTTTTATATGGAATAGATTACACATATAGAAATGTTAATATAGCAGAGGCTGGGAGAGCTTGTTGTGAATTTTGGTGTGCTATAGCTATATCTAAAGGTATAAAATTAGAGATAGCACAAAATTCAGGGTTGTTAGATACTAATGTTCCTGATAATGAAAAATTATATGGCTATCATAGATTGGTTGATCCTTTGGTTCAAACAATAGATAATGGTAGTTTATTAATAACAAAACAGTCACAAATACTTCCTCCAGAACCTTTGGAAAGTAATCCAATTATATTTGGGAGACACGATAATGTTTGATTTAAGTGTAGCAGAAGTTGGTGCTGTAAATGTTGTAACATCTGATAATGGTGGTTTATCAAATGACCAGATAGCAGAAATGGCTACAAATAAGATTGTCTATGTATCTGATTCAGCTCCTCCGCCTATTAAGGAGCAAGCTCATGTATTTTCTGATAAAGTTCATAATATACTTAGGTATTATGTTGATTTAGCCAGGAGAGAGGAACGAGCTACAATCGTTCAAACAATAAAAGAAGCTGGTCATCCCGACTTAGCAAACATAATAAGGAGATTATAATGGCTATAGCACAGGCAATGTGTAGTTCTTTTAAAAAAGAACTTTTAGAAGCAACTCATAATTTTGCAACAGGAGGCAACGCTTTTAAGTTAGCTTTATTTGCAGAAGGTAGTGGTGGGAAATCAAGTACAACTGCGACATTAGGAGCTGCATCAACTATTCTTGTAACAACTGGAGAAGTTGCTTCAAGTGGTTCATACGTTACAGGTGGTGCTGCTTTAACAAAAGTTGGAGCAACTCTTTCTGGAACAACAGGCATTACTGATTTTGCAGATTTAAGTTTTACAACAGCAAGCATTACGGCAATGGGAGCTTTGATTTATAACGCTACTAATGGGAATAAAGCAGTCGCTGTGTTAGATTTTACAAGTAATAAAACAGCAACATCTGGAACATTTACAATTCAGTTTCCAACTGCTGATGCAAGTAACGCTATTATAAGAATTGCTTAATCGAACAATTGTGAGGTAGTTTATGTCTAGCGTTTCAGGTTGGGGTCGTGGTAACTGGAATGAAGGAATTTGGGATAGCAATTTACCGATTGCTGTAACAGGAGTCGCTGCGACTAGTGCTGTTGGATCAGTTGTTGTCATACCATCCATAGAAGTATTGGTAACAAATGTTATTGCCACTGGAGCAGTAGGAGCTGTAACTCTTGAATCTAAGTACGCAGTTTCTGGAGTGGTTGGTACTTCTGCTGTAGGCTCAGAGAGCGTTACAGCTAGTGCTTTAGTTTCTGTAACAGGAGTAAATGCCTCTACTTCTACAGATAATGTAACATTAGAATCAAAGTATTCAGTAACAGGCTTGTCAGCGACAGCAAATTTAGGTAAGGTGTTGGTATATGGAGTGATAGGTCCTAGTCAAACACCAAATTGGGTTGAAACCTCTATAGATGCGAATAATTGGATTTCGACATCACCAAGTCAAGAACCAGATTGGTCTGATATAGCTGCGTAGGAGAAAAAATGGCTAGTTCATTTTCAACAAATTTAGGTGTAGAAGTAATGGCTTCTGGCGAAAAGTCAGGTGCTTGGGGCGATATTACTAATTTAAATTTAAATATTCTTGATAGAGTTGTATCTTACGGTGAGTTAACGGCTAGTGATTTAACAACAACTTTAACTATTAGATTAGCTTCGCCTACTTCTGGATCAAGCAATGTGCAAACAGGCATGTTTACTGTTATTCTTTTAAATGATAGTGGTTCTGATTTAGGTGGCACAAATGTTGTTACCATTGCTCCAAACTCATCTTCAAGATTTTTTATAATAAAAAATAGTTTATCAGGCTCACGTTCAGCTCAGATAAAACAAGGAACAGGAACTACAGTCACCATAGCAAACGGTAACACAGACTTAGTTTTTTGTGATGGAGCAGGGTCTGGAGGTGCTGTAACAAGCGTTGGTGACTCTTTACAATTGACTAATAACACAGCAGTTGCTGCAACAGCTACTGCTCTAAGTATTGCTTTGGGATAATTAAAGGAGAACAACAATGGCAAATGAAGTAAGTGTATCGATTCAAGCAACTATGTTACCCGATGAGTTAGCAAAAACATTTTCAGGAAGCATGAGTCTTGCCCCCGTAGATGCAAACGATAAATGGTATTATAAAAAAACAGCCGTCACAACGACATCTGCTGATTTAATTGCAGGAGCTTTTCTTGATTATACAGCCGTAGATCAAGATACTGCACCAACAGCCGTAGCGTCTGGAGATAAAATTTTATTTTTATTCGTTCAGAATCTTTCTTCAGCCGATGGTATAATGCTTTCTATTGATGCAGGAGCTGCCGCAAATGATTTAGCTGACGGTATTTTTATAGGTGCTTCAGAAACATGGTTTGGAAAACTTCCAAATGTAACTGTTGCTGATTTACACGCTATATCTTCTGATGTAGGTGGTGTTGGTGATGCTACTGCTAATGCTATAGTAATTGCTTTACTTGATGATGTAGGTTAGGAGATTAGGGAATGGCTAATACTTTTAAAAATGAAGTTTTTAGTGGAGCAAACACTAATGCTTCTACTGATATGGCAGTTTACACTGCTCCAACCAGCACAACAACAGTTGTTATTGGCTTAACCCTAGCAAACATATCAGCAAGTCAAATATTAGTGGATATTAAGTTAAATGCTGGAACTGTAGTTTTTCTTGCAAAAGCAATACCTATTCCTAGTGGGGGTAGTTTTGAATACATGAGTGGAAACAAAATTGTTATGGAAGCAACTCATAGTTTAATTGTAAAATCTGATACAGCAAATAGTCTTGATACCGTAGCGAGTATAATGGAGATAACCTAATGCCTTTTCTTGGAAATTCGCCACCTAGAAACTTTGAAAGTTTACCAAGTGTGCAAGAATTTAGCGGTGACGGTAGTGTTACTGTTTTCACTTTAACAACTTCTGTTAGCTCTTCTCAAAGTATTTTAGTTTCAGTAGACGGTGTTATTCAAGAAGCTGGAGATTCTTATACCGTTACTAGTGGCACAACTTTAACTTTTAGTGGCGCACCTTCTAGTAACTCTGGAAATAATATCTTTGTTGTTTACTTAGGAAAAACAGCAACAACAATAACTCCAGCCCTTGAAAATAAAGGAACTTTTAAAGCTGGTAGTATTTTTCGTACTAATATCCAAACTTTATCAACAAGTGTAACAATACTAGCTTCAGAAAATGCACAGGTTACAGGTCCACTTACAGTAGCATCTGGTATAACAGTCACGGTTGAAGACGGTGGGAGGTTTGTAGTAACATGAGTGTAATTAAAGTAGATGCTATACAAACTACTGGTGGTGCATCAGAGATATCCATTGATAAACTAAAGGGTGTAACTGCCATAGGTAATATACTTGTGGTAGGAGAAGGCGGCACAAACACTATTCATTTACAACAAGGGTTGGCAAAGTGTTGGGTGTTTTTGCAGAGCAATGGTACATCAATATCAGATTCATTTAATGTAACAACTAATACAGATGTTGGTAGAGGCGATTATACTATAACAATAGCCAATAATATGGCTAGTGATAAATTTGTTTGTTCTATTGTATCAGGCAGTCACGCAACTTCTTATAATCTTGCTGGAGATGGAGCTACACTTAGTACAACAGTCTTTGATATTAGAGGTGCAAATGCTGGAGAAAGTGCAACACTAGACCACCCCAATACCAATGGAGTAATTCATGGAACACTCGCATAATATATCTGGAGATTTAGCATAATGCCCTATATAGGAAAAAGCCCTGAATTTGGAATTAGAAGCCGATTTATATTTGATGCAACAGCCAGCCAAACCTCATTTAGTGGCTCAGATGTTAATGGTATAACTTTAACATACACAGACACAGCTTACATGGATGTTTTTCAAAACGGTGTGTTATTAAAAGCTGCAACAGATTATACAGCAACAACGGGAACAAGCGTTGTTTTAGAAACAGGTGCTTCTGTTAACGATGTTGTTTCAATGATTATTTATGATATTTTTACTGTAGGTGATACAGTTAGTGCAGGAAGTGGTGGTAACTTTGGTGGTAACGTAGGCATGGGTGGTACTCTTGCAGTTACAGGTGTTACTACAGGAACAATAATTAAAGGTACAACATCTTTACAAACACCTCTTATAGAATTTACGGATGGTGATGATGCTATTGCTATTGCAGATGGTGGTATTATAACAATTAAAAACACTTCTTCTGTTGTGCAAGGAGAAGGTTCTAATACTACAATTATTGCTCAAGGATTGACTAAGTGTTGGGTAAATTTTAATGGTGTTGGCACTATTGCAGCTAGGGATAGTTTTAATATGACAAGTCTAACTGATAATGGAACTGGAGATTACACGACTACTTT